TATATTTTATCGCCTCCGCCTCTCTCCGCCTAACCAGCCCGCGCAGTTTCTTTCCGCCAGCCCATACCCAGCGTAGGAATTCGGCTGGTACGTCGTCATGCTCTTCACGGGTTACCTTACGGCGGAGGGTGGAGCGTTGAAGCGCTCCACCGCCCAGATTAAAGGTGAACGACACCAGCGCATCGAACTGGCCGTTGGTGAGTGGCACGGTGATCAGGCGCAGCACCGAACGCTCGGCAGATTCCACATCCTTGATCAATAGCGCGATAGCAGCCTCGTGGCTGATACCGCGCCGGAACATCTCCGCTTCACCCGGACGCAGCAAATGCCCATAGCCAATTGTGGGCAGGCCTGCTGCGTCCAGATAGATCGTCGGAGAAAAGCCCTCAAAGCGCTTAATCAGGCTCAGGCCTTCCTGTGTGACGTGTCTCATTTTCCACCCCGCACTTTCGTCATCGCACGTTGGCCGAAATAAAAGCTGATGATACCAGCGAAAATCGCCTGATCTTCTTCCGTCCACAGCAGCCAAGGCAGATCAGCGGAGAACTGCATCACCTTCACCACCGCATAGAGAGCGAAGAAGCTGTATGCGATCACCGGGCGCACCGTGCCATTCAGCGCATCCACCCAGCGAATGCCGGAATAGAAGGTTTTGTAGAGAGCGCGGCTTTCAGCAATATCGGCCTGCACATGGATTTCTTCCAGCCGGTTGGCGTGGCCTTGCGCTTGTTGCTCCATCTGCAGGCGCAGGATCGTCAGCTCGTGCTTCCTGTCCTGACTATCCTTGAACAGCTTCAGCAGGTCAGGAAACGCCGCGCTGATAAAGCCAACAATAGCACCGAGAAGTGTGATCATAAAATCCCCCGTAATGTGATGAGTTTTAAGATGATGCCGCCCATGCCGGTCATGAGTATGGTGGTTGACCACCACAGCACCCGCTCGATGCGATCCAGCCGATATTCCAGCGATTTGTACCGCTCCGCGCACACGGCCACATGCACGTCCAAATGTTCTGCTTCCTGTTCGTGGGTCATGATTCCTCCAGACATAAAAAAACCGGCTCAATGGCCGGTGGTGGTTGTGATGGTGGGTGTGGTTACTCGAAATAGCCGTTGATCATCACCAACCCACGGATGATCTGGGATGCGGTCGCGGTTGCCACCGGTATGCGCAGGATGACATGAGCAAAGGTGCCTGCCGCCACATAGAGCGGCGCATCAAGGTTCACGTCGATGGGTGTTATTGAGCCACCAATCGGCGTTCCCACCGGCATAGACTGGATGCCAAGCGGTACGCGACGCGGTGCGCGTGTGCCTGCCGTGTTGGAATCCGCTGTGGCAAGCGACACGGCAGTGGAGCCAATGCCTAGCGCCCACTGTAAAAGCGTGGGTGTAGCGGCAGAGGCTGCGCCCATATTGAAGGTTTCAATCCTCACGCCACGGATCACCAGATTTCGGTTGCCGCCACCGGCTGCCGCTACCGGAACCTGAAAGGCAAAGAGCGCGTAATCCGTTTCCGCACCGGCCACGGCTGCAAACTGAAACTGGCCGCCCAGCGTGGTGTAGCCTGCCGCCGTGTTGGAGAGCGCAGCAGATACTGGCGCTGTGCTGTTGACATAGTTGGCAGACTGCGCCACCGCCGCGCCGCGTGGGTTCTGATAGCTTCCGCACTCTGCGCCAGCCATTGCTGTAGGCCAGAGGCGGTTCAGCGCCAGATCACGCGCAATCACCGACACATCGGCCACTTCCATGCGCTGGGCGGTGCCGGTCGCGGCGGCATTGTAGCAGCGCATAAGCAGCGGCATCCAGCGCGAGAGCGATACAGCAGCGGCGGTATTGGGCGAAAGGATCACACCCCTCAGAACACCGTCGATGAAGAACTCGATCCGATCCTGATCAATCACAATGCGGTAATGGCTTACTTCTCCGGCTATGGGCGAAGGCATCGGCGCGGTAGTGGTTTCCGTGCCGTTGATATTCATCACGCCCACCAGCACGCCAGCGGTGTTGAGCTTGAAATACACCCCGTCCGTGGGTGTGGCGGTAGTGGGGGCAAAACCAACGCCGAACTCGCAGACATTGTTGGCGATAGGGTTATTGGCAAAGCGCTGCCTGAAGGCTACTTCCAGCGATCCTGCCGGATGCAGTGGGAAGGTTCGGAAGGTTTGCGCCCGTGCGACCGCAGCCGATGCCACCGAGTTGCCAGCGTTCAGCACCAGAAAGCCGCCTGTCATGGCGATGGTGGCCGTCACACTGACGAATTGATAGGCGCTGCCGTCCACCACTGTGTGATTGAAGGTATCCGCCCAATAGATATTATCCACGCCCACGCGCAGGCGACCGTCGGTTGATACCCGCGCCGCACGCACCAGACGCGGCTCGCCGCTTTGTCCGTCGTGAGATTCTCCGGCGATCACCGAGTAGCCAGCATCTGCCAGCTCCATCGGCAGGTTGATCTTCAGGCGTTTGTTGGCGTCCACCGATGCAAGATCGGCAGAATCACCCGATTTGAGAATGATGCTCATGCTATAACCCCATGATGTTGATGTTGTACCGTCCCCAGCTGCCACCCGGCGCATGGGCAATCACGTCGAAACCAGAACCTTCCACCAGATTGCAGGCCGTGGCCGTAATGCCTTCGAGAGCCCCATCTTCGGGATCATGATCAGCTGATCCTGACGCCACCGCGCAGAGGATCACCGATCCGCTTTCCACCCATGCAGCGGAAACCGAAGTACGGGCGAAGTTGCCTTCACCACTTATGGCGTGGCCAAAGTCCACCTGCGCCTGCGCTGTGTTTGGCATGGCCGATTGATCTGCCTTGGCATCGAGCGCGGTTTGAAGTCCTGTCACTTCCGCAATATTATGGCCATGAAACCCAGCCGCTTTGCTATCGAGCGCCGATTGCAGCCCAGTGACATCAGCAACGCTGTGTCCGTGGGCGGTAATGGCTTTTGAGTCCAGTGCCGACTGAAGGCCTGCCACATCCGCCACACTATGCCCGTGTGCCGTGTTCGCTTTGCCAGCAAGCCCTGCATCCACCTGCGCTTTGGTGTAGTAGCGCAGATCGCCACGGGCATCGGTGTGGTATTGCGGATGATCATCGGCATCCAGCCCGTTCAGGCTGGCATGATCAATATCTCCGCCGGTGCCGGGTGGTCCCTGCGTGCCTACTGTCACCACTTGCACTTTCGGCTCGGTGACTTTGACGACATGGATCACTTCGTTAATGGTGACTACTTCCGTCATCGCGTTACCTCCGGGCTGATGATCACCAGCCCTTCCAGCAAGCGGGTGACGTTGGTGCCTGAGATAAGTTCAAGGTCATACACGCCGCTGGTGGCGGTAATGGCGGTGGTTTGCGTAGCGCTGGCCAGCAGCTGGATGGTTCCCGCCACCCCGCCGAGAGTGATGCCGCCGTTTTCCGTGGTGAGCGTCAGGAACGGATCAGTGGCTTCGAGCGTTTCGCGCATGTGCAGCCGGGCGGTGAAGCCAGTCAGGTTCACGGGCGTGCCGCTTTCGTCCTTCCATTCGATCTGCTCGCTGAACGTCGCGCCGCGATACACATAGAAATTATGCTTGGCTGGGTGTGTGGTCATGACGGGTTCCTATGCGCTTAAAAGTGCGTACCATTTGCTTGTCGTAGCTGCCCAAAACAGGGCGTTCTTCCCCACCGCCAGCGAGAATGCGGCGTTGTTGGCGAGTGCGTTAATGCTGTGGCCGGTGGCGGGATAGACGTTCAGCGCGTTTGCCCCGGCATTGGCCACAAAGATGAATTCGCCTTGCTCTGGCGAAGGCAGGATTGCGCCTTGCCCAGCGCCCACCGTGGTGAACTGGTTGGTTTGCTTGGTGATCGCCGTGGCGGTGCCTTGCGTGGTGCCTGCCGCGCTTAGGGCTGCGCCATTGGCTTTCACCGCCGCACGGCCACTGCCTGCCAGCATTTTCAGCGAATCATAAAACGTCGAACCATCCGGCGAGACTTTTAGCGTGAAGTTATCATCCCCCAGCAGGCCAAACTCCGCACGCGCTGACCAGTTGGTCTGAAAAAGGAATCCCGCTTTATTGCCAGCCGCGTTTTTGTTGAGCTTGATCTGAAGATCACCGCCCACATGATTGAACAGGATCGCTTCACTGGCCACCGCCAGCTTGTTGGTGGAATCTGCCGTGGTGTTCACGCCCAGCAGCGAAAGGTTCTGAAGCGATGTCGGAGTAGCCACCGACACACCCCAGTTGGTGCCGTCATAGGTATAAAGCGCGTTGGCGTCCTTCGCCCATACGGTCAGGCCTTCCCACGGGGTGATGAAGTTCCACGCCGTGCTGAAGTAAGCCAGCGCCTTTGCCTTGCCAGCCCATGCACCGGTGGGCGCTGCCCCTACAATGTAGCTTTCACCCGCCACCGGCGAAACCGGCGGCGTGTTGACGCTGATGCTCTCCATCGCCGCTTGCAGCAGCGCATCAAGGATATTGAGCGATGCGTTATGCGTCACTTCTTTCTGGGCTTGGCTCGTGACAATATACGGCAAGCCCAGACGTGTGGTTGTGGACATTGTTTTCTCCAATAAGTATCTTTGTTAAATGGAAAAGTTCTCTGACTTAGAAAAACGACATCTCACGCTTGGGAAAGCGATGCTCCTTGCAGACGGCGGCAAGATGTTTTCTCTTGATATGTACGCAGTAGGGTCGCTCAAGCGCTCTATGGCTCACTGCAAAGGCTTTTCTACCTTGATCGCTACAAAAAACCTAACGTGTGCAGGCGGCATACTTAGAATGCAACTTGATACCTTGTTGCGTTTTTATGCCGCGTTTCTAGTCAGCGATCCTCATGACTTTGCCCACCAAATAATTTGCGGCACAAAAAGAGTAGATGACTTTACCGACCGTGCCGGAAACCGTCTTAAAGATGGCTTCCTGAAAAAAGAGCTTTCTAAGCAGCACCCTTGGATTGAGAGCGTTTATAATGAAACGTCAGGGTATGTTCATTTTTCAAAGAAGCACATTTTTTCAGCTTTTGGGGCGGTGTCAGACGAAGATAGATCAGTAGAATTTTTTATTTCTTCCGAAGATTTAGAGCATGCACAAGAATTTCATGGCGAAGCAATTGCAGCGTTCATTCACATAACACAAATATTCCTAGATCATATCGAAGGGTGGGTTTTCACCAAAGATAATCCAATCTTGGTTAAGGAACTTGTCAGCAAGGGAGTCCGACAAGTTCCTGTAACCACTTAAAGAGTTGTGCTAATAGAATAACCACGCCCCACCACAGCGGAAAGCTGGTACACCTTCACACTGATGCTGCTTTGCGTGCTGCCGAAGTCCGTCACCTGATCGGCTGCCGTATAGCTGGCGGTTGGGCTTATGGTGGTAATCGTGCGCTTGAGTGTCAGGCCGCTATAGATTTCCACCTCGTAGCGTTCTGATTCTTCGCCCAGCGGGATGTCCACCCCGTCGCGCCATTCTGCATCCACCCGCGACCGGCGCACCCAGCTGATGGTGAGATTGCCGGAACCATCCCGAACACCTGCCACATGCACCGGCGCGAAGGGTTTCAGGTTTCGCCCGGTGTAGGTGAAGGTGATCTGATCGGTATTGCCCAGCGAGTTGCCAACGCTCACTGCTTTATAGAACAGCTGCCGCCCGATCAGATTATTCGGGATTGCGGTCGTATATAGCGCCGGAGAAAGCAGGATGAACCTGTCCCCGGCGGTATGACTACCCACCGCCCATTCCGTACCCTGACGGCCGCGCAATAGCCGGGAAAGGCGATAAGTACGTTCCCCGATCAGTTCCGCATTCTGGAATTGCACCAGCTCGTCACCAATCAGCGCGGCATTGGCACCATTCAGCACCGCAAGTTCGCTGACACTGGCGAGGCTTCCGGCAGTGAGCAGAACCTCCACCTGATTCACCTGATCCCACGTCACAGTGGTGCCAGTGGCAAGGTTGGTGATGATCGCGCCGAACGTGGCCGCACCTTCGAGCCCTGCCAGCAGGTTGAAGGTGTTGCCGCCAGCTTCGCCACCATCATCCGAGCGATAGACCGCCGCGCCGTTCCAGTCTGCCCCGTCGGGCGCAACCCCGATACGCAGCAGGCCTTGGCTTTGCACCGTATCGCTGGGAAGTGGTGGCGCATCCACAAACTGTACCAGCGTTTCCGGCACCAGCACCGGCGGCGTGATGTTGCGCGATGTCTCACCCGGCGGGGTGTAGAAATCGTAGGAACTGACATCTTCCGCCACCGCGCTGATCTTCATCAGCCCGTTGGATTCCATGTCGGTTTTCACCACCCGCATTTCATGCGCGACGCCGGAAACGGTGACGGTGATCACATCTGTGGGCTCCAGCCGCACATATTTGGGCGGAACGGTGAGCGAAAAGCTCAGGCGCTCCTTCCAAGTGCCGTAGAGCGTAATATCCGCCACCTGTTTGGCCTGCGTTGCGCCCATGACAATTGGCAGATTGATCGTCACCTGATCCACCGCACGCACCACCTGCCGTTGCGATACCTGCGTCACCGGGTCATAGTTAAATGGCCGGTCGAGATAGGTCACGTTGACACGCTGGGGCAGTTCAAGCTCCTGCGCGTAGTTGATCTCCAGCACATCCTGCACGCCGCTTTTGGTACTGGGGATCAGATCATCCTCTGGGATAGATTTCACCGAGGCGCTGCCACGCGGCACGCATTTCAGAATCCCGTCGCTTTCTACGATGTCGAAGAAAAACGCCGAGGTCAGCTGCTCAATGGCATTGCGCACGGTGATGGGTTGCTGAAGGATGAACCCTTCCAGCGAGGCTGTGAGGCGCGTTACGTCATAATCCGAAGGCGTAAGGCCAGCGGCTTGCAGCAACTCCGCCACCACTGCGCCAAGCGTGGAAGCGCCCAGCTTGCCGTTGACCCAATGGCCGGTTGCCCAGAGGATCGAGTCCTGCCACACGCCTTCCAGATCAGGCCAGAAGGAAAATGGCCGTGCGTCCCATGTCCAGATAAACCGGCGCGGCACCAGATTGGCGTTGCCGGTTTCTAGCCTGCGTTCTTCCAGATAATCCAGCGTCGCATCAATCGCCACGCGCTGCGCCTGAAAATCCACCCGGCCTTTGCTTGCGCGAGGAAAGAAGCTCTCGCTCGATGATGGATCATAAAAAACGTTGGGCTGGTTGGTGCAGCCATCCACCGAGGGAAAGCCAAACTCGGTAAACCACACGGGCTTCATTTTGGCCGTCCACGCAGTTGCCACCGCGTTCGGGTTTACATGCGTGTTCTTCCACCAATATTCAAGGTTCTTCCACGCATATTTGGCATCCGTGTAGTTGGTGAGGCCAGTGCGAGCCACCGAATCCGCATAGTAATAATCCCAGCCTTCACCTTTCTCCCAGTATTCAGTGATCAGCTCCGGCGTGATCTGGCTTTGCGGCAAATCCGGCGTGATCGGGAAATAGCTATCAATCCCCACCACGTCGATATTGGAAGAAGCCCATAGCGGATCGAGGTTAAACCAGCCGCCACGGCTGTGATATTCGCTCCAGTCCGCCGCGTAGGTGATGATCGTTCCCGGCATGGCGGCCTTCACACTACCGGCGAGCGTTACAAGGCGCGACACTGCCGGATAGCTGCCCGGCGCATCAGTGAAGCCGGTCATGCCTACCAGTTCCGAACCCATCACAAACGCATCCACGTCACCACTGAGCAGATTGGCATAGTGCATGATGAACGCATTGTAGCCGTTGGTTTTCGTGAACCAGTTGTTGGCATCAGTTGCGTTGGCAGGCGTTATGCGGCCACGCCAAGGCTTTGGCTCTGGCGTGATCGTATCCACGAAAATCATGGGGTAGAACATCACGTTCAGCCCACGGTTCTTCAGTTCCGCGCAGATCTGCACCACTGTGTGATCCGAAGGCGTGCCGCCATAGGTGGGAGTGTCATCACCGAAATTCAGCACCACCTGCGCCGCTGGGCGGCTGATGCCTGCGACGCTCCAGTCTTGCGGCAGCACTTGCGTAGTGCCTTGAAACTCCACCTTGGGGATGATCGTGCAGGCACCGGCATCGGTGGAAGTCGCAAACCAAGTCACCACCACCGCCACCCATTCAAGGTTTGGCAGGTTTTTCACCAGCTGATCAATCGCCACCAGCACATCGGCCTTGCCGTCGTAATTGTGCATGTTGATGGATTTCTTATCGCCCGACGGCGTGAACGCACCGCCGAAATAGGCATAATACCCGTCCTGCTTGGTCGTGACCTGCGTGCCATACACAAATTCCCCAGCGCCGGGGATGATCACAATATCCTTCACCTTTTCTTCAACGCTGGGGCTGAATTTCACCGTCCGGCGGACTTCAAAGGTAAAGTTAGGGATGCGGTTGCCGTATGCCGCCAGTGGAAAATCCTCGATCACCACATAGGCCAAGCCACGATGCGCCGGGATGGTTCCGGCTGGCAGATACTTGGCCATGATGTCATCGACACCTTGAGTTTCATCCCCAAAATGGACGTTATACTTGCCTTGCGCGGCAGAAAGTTCGGCTTCCGTCAGCACCTTGCTATCCGCCCATACCCGGATCACTTCATCAATCTGGCCTTCGCAGATCGCAATCGCCAGCGTGACAAAATACTCATAGGAAATGGTGGTTTGGCTGGTGGTGGTTTTGCCGCCACCGCCGCCACCTTTACCCCCGCCGCTGGAAGTTTGCGTGGTGGTTTTCTCGCTGCGCACTTCCTTGATGTCCGTTGCCCAGATCACATTTCCGGCCAGCCGCATCGTGCCATATACTTTCGGGATCATGTTCCCATAGGTGGAAATCTGCGCCCGAAGATCGGCAAGGCGGGGTCCCTCTTGGGTGGGTAGCTGCACGCGCTGGCTTTTAGGGAAAAACATCCCGGCAGCCATGCCGCCTAGATTCGCGCCAAGGATCGCCCCGGAGGGACCACCCAGAACAAAGCCGGTCACGCCACCAACAACTGGAAGGACTATATCAGCCATGACTCACTTCAACGGTTCGAGTTGTTCAGGTTTGAAACGATAGGCATGGGTGAGCATTCGCACCCACGCATCGGAAAGCGGTTGCTCGACCACGCGCCCAGCGCTGGAATTGCAATGGATCAAGCCGGGTCCGCCGGTCGGATAGTTTGTAAGCAGCCCCACATGCTGAGGATCGCGAAACGTGCGGAATAGCAGCACATCGCCTTCGGACATCTTGGCCAGCGGCACTTCGCGCAAGTGTTTCTGAATACTCGCCACCAGCCGCCCACGCTCCGGGTGCATGGAATAGTTAAACTCATCATGTGCCGAGAGCGGCGTGCCGTTTCCATCCTGCAACCCCAGCTCATCAATCACGCCGATGATTAGGCCGATGCAATCCACACCACCCGCGCCAGCAGCGGATTTCTTAAGCCGCCCTTGATGGTGATACTTCGTGCCAAGCCATGTGCGTGCTTGCAGGATGATTTCTGGTTTGGTGATTCTAGCCATTGCGGTTGCTCTTGCTCATGGTTCCTGCCGTGGTGAGCAGCGCGTCCACACCGGGAACATACGGCTCGCCACGGAAATTCAGGATATTGTTAAACTTCGCCTGACAGGTCTCATGCGTCTTGTCGCACCCGGCGATGATCTTGAACCCGTCACCCACTTGGATGGATTTTCCCATCGGCAGCGCCAACACCACCTGCTTGGAGGAAAACTCCTTCACCTCCATGCGCCGCCCGTCATTATTGCCGCTTGTCCATTCCACTTCGCCGCCGGTGAACCAACCCGCCGCCTGCGTGAGGCTATTTGCTTTGAATGTCTGGTTGCTCACCACTTCCGAAATGGTGGTGGTGACAGTGACGCTGGCGAGATTCACCTTGCACCGGCTATCACCCAGCACAGCACGGCAGGAAGGAGAATACACCTCGCCAATCGTCTGGCTTAAATGCTGTGTGAGGCCGCGCACTTCAGCATGGAACATCTGCGCGTTCAGCGTTACTTCACCTAAGCGCCCACGCTTCACCACCAGCTTGCCCTGAGCCAAATCCTCGTAATTTACGAGGAATATCTCTACTTCAGCGTAGTCATACATTCCGGCCAGCAGATCAGATTCCGTGATCTTCGAGGGGAATGTCTGCCCCTCCAGATCAAGGTTATCCACGCTCATGTTGGATTTACTTTCCACCGTCGTGGGCGTGAACCCAGCGATGGAATCATATTCCAGCGTGTCGATCACCAGTGTGCGGTCAAGGTCGGTGAAGCCAAGCTCCGCACCATCCTGCCGCGTGAGGCGCCAGCAAGTTGCAAGGGTCGTCAGGCCACCGCTAAAATGCCCTTCGAGTTGTGGGGAGATGACTCTCATACGCGCACCTCGATCAGCGGAATATTGTTCCAGCTTCCGGCATTGAAACTATCGAGGGAAAGCGCCAGCTCGTCGGTATCGAAGCGCACCGGCACATCGAAATCAAAATCCACCGTGAGCGTGCCGGTGAGTGACGTGGTGATGATGCCGGTGGTGGTGTCGATGCTCCAGCCGCTGGCTTGCAACAGGCTGTTGCGGTACAGTTTCACCGTTCCCGCCACTGGCTTGGTGATGATCCGCTCCGATACCACTGCACCGCTCACATACTGCTTCACCAGCTGATACTGAGTGCCGCCGAGCGAAAGCAGCGGCTGGTTCACTGCCTTGAAATCTCCCCAGTCCTTGAAGCGAAACCCCACCGCCTTGCCACGCCGCGCCCGGAAGAATGCAATCAGCGCCTGCCACTGGGTTTCGGTTTTCACGCCGGATGCAACATTGTACCGCGCACGCGCTTGGCTCCACTTGCTGTTGCGCTGCTCATGGCCGGAAACCGTGGCCACCACATCCGTTAAGAACATGGGTCCGCCGGTTGCACCATAGCTGATGTCGCTGGGGAATTGGACTTCTACAAAGCTCATGGTGATGATCCACTGTTGATGAAAACGAAAAGGGCTCACAAGTTTTCACCTGTGAGCCCTCAAAAAATAACTTTGCTTATTGGCTGTTAGCTTTGCTTCTTCACCGTGTAGCGAGCGCCGCGCCCTTTACCGACGGCCACCAGATATTCCTGCTCTGCCAGTTTCTTCAGGTGCGCTTTGATCGTATTGCGGTTGGCCTGTGTTGCTTCCTCGATCTCACGCACGGTGATCTCGCTGCGCATGCCCGCCATCTCCAGTATGGTGCGCGATAGTGCAGGCAATGCCTCGCGCAGGCTTCGCTCTTCCTTCACTTTGAAAGCAAGGTTGTCTTTTTGCTTCACCATCGTTTTCAGGAAGAAGGTCAGCCATGCTTCCCAGTTTTGGCTTTCCGTGCGGATCGTTTGTTGCGTGCGGCGCAGTGCCAGATAGTAGTTTTCCTTGTTGGCCTCGATCACCGTTTCCATTGAGCTGTATGGCACATAGGAATAACCGGCGCGTAGTAACAACAAGGTGGTCAGGATACGCGAAAGCCTTCCATTCCCATCCTTGAACGGGTGGACGGCAAGAAACACCACGATAAACACCGCCACGAGTAGCAGCGGATGCTGCGTTTCTTCATTCGCCTGCGCGTTGTACCACTCCACCAACTCCTTCATCATCAGCGGCGTTTCAAACGGGGTGGCCGTTTGAAAGACAACGCCGATGCTTTTGCCGTCTGCGTCGAACGCTTCCACATGGTTGGTGACGTTCTTGTACGATCCACGATGCTCTGCATCCTTGGTGCTGTATTTCAGCAAAACACCATGCAGCTGCTTGATGTGATTTTCGGTCAGGGCGATGTGATCATAGCTTTCAAACACCATATCCATTGCATCGGCATAGCCTGCCACTTCCTGCTCATCGCGGGTAGTGAAGGATTTCTGCTCCAGCTTGGAAAGCAGCTTTTCTACTTGCTCATCCGTGAGCTTCGCGCCCTCGATACGGGTGGAAGAACCCACGCTCTCAATGGTAGCAATGCGCTTGAGACTGCTTAGGCGGTCGGGCGCTAAGTCCTGCGTGGCTTGCCACTTGCCCTTAAATTCATCTATTTCACTGATATATTTAAGGATTTCTGTGGTGATAACGATATTCTTGAATTGGAGCATAAGGCCTTCTGCATATCCATTTATACCCAATTATATCCATTTATCACCCATTAGCAAGAATAATATCCATTTATATCCAATTACCTCCATTTCATACCCATTTACAGCGTATATTCTGTAACAAACGGCTGAAATACAGCGTTTAAGCTGTAATTCAGAGATTCCTCCTTGCCCGTTCGATACTCCGCGCCATATCCGCCGCTATCTGGCTTTGGCTTTGCTTAAAACTGCGCACGTCCGGCGTTTGCACGTTCATATTGATCGTGATGGGTGCTGCGCTCATGCTCATGTCTGGCATGATGTGCATGGGAGCATTTCCGGCATAGGCCAGTTCGGG